TTCTGGAATATCAAATAGAGCTCTTGCATAAATATGGCGATATGCATCCAGAAACCGGCCTCAAGAACAAGGTCAAGCGTTTCCAGTTCTCGCAGAAGATTGACGTGATGGACCCGGTGACGCACACCATCGAATCGAAGCCGATGAAGCCCTTCATGGTGAACCAGCTCGCGATGTGCATCGAGCGTCAGCAGCTCATCCTCTCACCGTTCGATGAGACGCTCCACAAGCAGCTTGTCGACTACGAGGTGGTGCGTCAGAGCGCGAACGGCCAGCCGATCTTCACGAGCGTGAACGAGCACTTTGTCGACGCTCTTGGCCTCGCGTTCCTTGCGTTTGCTCTTGAGTTCCCAGACCTCACGAAGACCATCGTGGACGTGGATTTTACGGCCGCAGCGATGGCAACGGAATCGCCTCTCAAGGCTCGCACGGATAAAATGATGCAGAATATCCATTCCGGTTTCGGTGCCGCTCGTAATCCGTGGCAAGGCCTAAAGAATGGCTCTGTCTCTTATGAAGATACGCAAGACCCTCGTGAGGTTGACAAGCCACACGTCTTTCAAGTGTCTGCAGCACGTTTCCGCAAACCTTCGAGATACTCAAATTGGGGCTCACGAGGCGGCGGTTTCGGTGGCGGAAGACGCGGTTTCTGAAATCAAAAATTGCGGCGTTTAAATCATTTAAACAGCCGTAGAAAGGAAAAAATAGAATGGCTGATAGATACAGCAAGGACAATATCTTAGAATATCCTGTCCTTGCGCCTGAGCGCCATTACGAATCGGAAAATCCGCCGCTCCAAGAGCGCCCGTCTGTTCGGATTGTTACACCAGATCCGCTCTTGGAGAATCTCGAAGACCTCGAGAACGTCTATAAGCTGGCGAACCTTCTGCCGCCGGATTTAGCGAAAATCATCCGTGAAATCACGGACGTGCTTTCGAAGCATACGCAGGGGCTCATTATCATGCGCCTTCAGCGGCAATTGAATCCAACGGTACCGGAAAATCCAGAAACGCCAACGCCGACGCCAGGACCTGGCGGCAAGAAAACGGAGCCAGGTGGCCCCGGCACGATTGATCGTCCTAAAGAAGAGCCGACAACACCAGATAGCGGCGGCAGAGAGAAAAAGCCTACTACGCCATGGTCTCCTTCTCATACGGATATCAACCATGGTGGCGAAGTCTGGCCGCAGAAAAAAGACGAATACGGACCGGGTGATTCGTCGAGCAGCGGCGGAACTTCGTATATCTCGAGCGGCGATGACAATACGACATTTAGTACTGTCATCTCGAACTCGGAATCCTACAGCACGATAGATGCAGAGACGGATGACATTTTCTCTACGGAACCAGATGTCGAAATCACTATTGGTAGTCAGGTTTCCTTGATTGATCTTGCAAGAGCTGCGTATGAGCAGGACGATGCAGATATCAAGGAGCACTATACTTCTATGATGTCGCAGATTACGCAGAGGTTTTTTCAAGTGATGACGGCTCTTGCTGAAGACAGCAACATGCTCGATTATTCTGACCTTATGCAAGATTTCGATGGTACAGCGGTCACGACATCCGATCCGAACCAGCAGCATCTCATAGACGAGATTTGCAAGAACGACATCCTGTATGATCAAGCGCTCCGTCAGATGAATCTGACGCATACGGCGGCGAAAACGCTCGTGATGACGCGCGGCATGACGGCGGCGGAGGGCGAGCGCGAGCGTTATCTCAGCGAAGAGTACAAGACGAACATTCCGTCAATTGTCGCTGGCCTCTCGAACGATCTCCTTCAGAAGAATCGTGAAGAGGCGCAAAAGAAATATAAAGAAGCAGCCTATAACTACTATAAGTATCTCGATTCAGCGACGAAGGCGACGAACGCGATGCTGAATATGAAGATTGATTCAGCCGCGGCAAAAGGCCAGCTCGCAAACACAGGGTCGAACATCTTCGCCTATACCCCACCGCCAAGCCCGCTTCCTGACGATGTGGACGATAATTACGACGCTGTCCAGAAGAACGAGAAGAAAGCTTCGGATTACGTCAAGGAACAATCGAAGGATTCGAAGAAAGGCTCGGAAGTCGACAGCGGAACTAGCTCGATGTCTTATTCCTCCATTGCGGCTGGTGATGTCGGTCAGGGCAACATCAGTTGGACGGTCGTATACAAGTATCTCAAAAAATGCGGGTACAACGATACTGCTTGCGCTGCCATCCTTGGCAACATCCAGCAAGAGTGCGGATTCCAGACAGGCGTCCCGAACCACGAGGGCTCTGGCGCATACGGCCTCTGCCAGTGGCTTGGGCCTCGTTATGATAATCTTGCCGCTTATTGCAATGGAAAAGGCAAACCGATGAATGACGCTGGCTGCCAACTCGAGTTCATGTGGAATGAAGTTTGTAGTTCGTATACGTCCGTTGCTCCAGGCGTACTCAATGGATGTGATCTCGCGACAGGCACACACAAATGGCAGGACGAGTTCGAAGGCGCTGATGGACAGAACAACGGAGAACGTCAAGCATATGCTGCGACCTTCATGCAGAAAATCCAAGCGGGTGAAGGAAAATAATTTCAAGAGCCTCCGGGCTCTTTTTTTGTTTTAGCTTTTCGCCTCTGGGTAATGTACCGCTAGATTCTATCGCAGAAAGGCGGTGTCTCATATTCTCGACCAACTAAGGCGGCGTATCTCGCTCGGACTCTTGAGCCTATCAGAGAGGGTTTCAAAGCAGAATCAGCGTACAAATGTGCGTGGCAATGCATCTGTAATTCCTCGGAATAAGTTCGCGATTGCGTGCGCGTCTCTCGGCAAACTCATGGGACTTACACGCGGCGATACGTTTTACCGCTGCGAATATGACTTGAATGAAATCAAAGCCGCATCTGAAACGGATTCGTATCTCCGCATGGCCATCAAAAAATATACGGAGCTCTTCATCAAGAGCGGCTACGTATTCAAGGGCAAAAATGACGACGCTGTGAAATATCTGGAGCAGCGCTTCCGTGTCATGAGCTATACAACGGACCAGTCGTTCGATCTTTTGATGAAAGAGACGGCATATGACCTCGTAAAATTCTCGAATGCGTTTTGGGTCAAGAGCCGTGTCGATAAGATTCCGTTTATCAAAGCAACCGGCATCACACAAAACAACCGAGCAGTCGGCGGATATTTTCGTGTCGATCCAGACACCATCCAGATAAAGTTCGACAAGAATGGACAGGTCGCTGGCTACAAGCAAGTGACGCCATCTGGCAACGAGAAAAAGTTCGATGTCGATGATGTCATCCACTTCACGTTCGATCGCGACCCAGGTTCCGTGTGGGGTGTTCCCCGCTGGATTGCGGCTTTGGAAGACATCCGTATCCTCCGTAAAATCGAGGGCGATGCCCTTTCCCTGCTTTATCGTTATGCGCTTCCTATGATGCACGCAAAAGTCGGTCTTGAAACGGCTGGCATGCAGGGTACGGAAAAGGAAGTCGACGATACCCGTGATGTCATCGAACATACGCCGCCCGATGGCGTCCTTATCACGACAGAGCGTGTGAAGCTCGACATGATCGGTGCTCAAGGTAACGCTGTTGATATGGGGCCATACCTCTCGTATTTCGAGAATCGTGTCTTCACCGCCCTCAATACATCTCAGGCAATGATGGGCCGAGGCGGTTCGAAGCAAGATGCGGACTCGATGGAAGAGCAGATTCACAACGCTGTCAAAGACAATCAAGCGATGTTCGCTACGCAGTTCCAGCATGCGGTTATCGCAGAGCTTCTCTTGGAGGGCGGCTTCAATCCGATTCTTGACGAGGACGATATCGTGGACCTCAAGTTTAATGAAATCAACCTCGACACGCGCGTCAAGCTCGAGAACCACGAAATCAATCTCTTTCAGTCGAACGCCATCACGTTCGAAGAGATGCGCAAAGAGCTCGGTTATCGCAGTGGCGGCGTGGATGAATCGCGCTTGTATGCGAACATGCTCCAGCAGAAGAATATCGTCGGCCAGATTGACCTCAATCATCAGAATGCTATCGAGCTCGCGCAGATCCAGACGGACCTCGCCATTAAACAAGCTAAGGCGACAGCAAGCGCGGCTTCTTCCAACAGCAGTTCATCGTCCAGCAGTTCCTCTCGTAATGCGGCAGTCAACGCAGACAAGACGAAGCAGTCACATTATATCAAAAAGAATACTGGCAACGGCAAAGCAACGAACACATCGAAGACGACCGGCACGGTTCGCTCGACCGACCAGCCATCGAACCAGCACGGTACGTTCAGCGCGAAAGTAAAAGAATCTGCTTCCGTCGACGAGCTCTCGAAAGAACTCATGGAGAACGGACGCAATCTCGACAGCATCAAGTCGAAGCTCAAGATGATTGCGGAAGATGCCGTAAACGCATCTGCAAAAAACGGTGCTCTTGAAGCACTGGACCAAATCCAGCCAGACAAGGAACATGGAAAACAGGAGATGGATCCGCAAAGCCCCATACTTTCTGAGTTCATCAATATGAGTTTATCCAGGTTCTTCATGGATATTAATTCGGCCCCTGGTAATACTGGGGCTAGGAGAGGGCTGAAAGAGCGTTTTCAGCAAGAAAAATACCGTCTCCACTACCTGATGGACCTCGCCGCAAGGAAAGCCTACTGGTATTCCTATGCGAAGACATGCGGGGCCAATGGTGTGAAGGCGCTCAAAGTCAAATGTCGCGAAGGCAGTCGGCACGCTGATATGAATGGCAAGGTGATCAACACTAACCAATTCAATCTGAACGACATTCCTGGCTATAGCTCGAACTGCACTTGCACCCTCGAGATTATCAAAGATTAAGCGAGGTTCTGAAGGTCAAATGCCTATCGTCTTAAACGAATTTGTAGGCTTCGATCCCAAGAATCCGAAAGAGTCAAGTTTTCATTCCCAGAACATCGTGCTCCCTCAGCGTTTGCAGGAAAGTGTGCATGAAGCTCAGCCGGACACCTTTTTCACTACGAAGATTGAGGCGATCCACGCAGACTTCGGCACGCGGAACTATACGCGCTATACGGAAGACAGCATCCGCAAGGCAATTGCGTCATGGACGAACCCGTATTTCGCTCCTGTCATCATGTACCACAACGACTATGACGGACAGGTCATCGGGCGCGTCATGAAAGCGGAGCTTGCGGAGAGCACGAAGATGCAGGGCCGGTGCCTCCTCTTGACTGCGTCAATCCCTGATTGGCACAGCGAGGAAGCAATCCGGAACGGCATCCTCTCCACGGTCTCTATCGGAGCAAGCGCAACGGATGTTCGGTGCAGCATCTGCGGCGCGCAGCTTTCCGAGGGAGAGTTCTGCGACCATGTCCGCGGTGAGGTCTACGACGGTCAGACCGCGTATTGGGACGTGCATGAATGGGAAGCGAAGGAGATCTCTTTCGTGATCGTACCCTCTGACAAGTATGCGGGCGTCATTTCCTATCAGACGGAAGACAGCGACTATGCTCCTGTCAGCTACAGCAGTGGCCCGATTCGTCTGAAATCTGACGTTCATGAATCCGAAGAGGCTGGGAAGAAGACAGAGATTCCGGTCAACATCGACATCAATAAAGAGCACCAAGAAGGGATGAACAACTTGGATATCAAGGAAGCTGAAGCAAAAATCAGCTCGCTCGAGACGGCCAACAAGGCGCTCGCGGGCGACAAGGTGACGCTCCAGGAATCCATCGATTCTCTTAACAGCGAAAAAGTCGCGCTGCAGGAATCGGTCAAGAACCTGAAAGCTGAAGCCGAGAAGAAAGACCTCGAAGTCACGCACGAGCGCGAGCTCCGCGAGGCTGCCGAGAAGAAAGTTGCGGACATGGAGCACGAGGTCAAGGTCAGCCTTGCCGAGTCGCTCACAGCGCTCCGTGAGAAAGCCGGCAAGCCCGCCATCGAGAAGCTCGAGGAGCGTTCCATCGATTCGCTCCACGATTCGATTGCTGACATCAAGGCTGAAATCGCTGTTGCCGAACAGGCCGCAGAAAAAGCTGCCGCTGAGAAAGCGGAAGCTGACAAGAAGGCTGCCGAAGAGGC